GAAGCTGACCTTGTGGGCTGGGATGTGCTTGTCGATCCGGCGAAAGCTGAAACCCTTGAGCCGGAAGCCCCGGTTGAGGGCACCAAGAACTAATCCGTTTGCGGCCCGCCAGGAAGCCGAAAGAGTGTGCCAGAAAAGGTATTAGCCCTCCCGCACCCAGAACACATCCCCCAGTTGACTGGGTACTGGTGCGGGCCGGCATCGTGTCAAACCGCCCTCCAAGTGGTTCTCAACGAGGTCATTGAGGAACAAGAACTCGCCAACATGATGGGGACTACCGAAAACGGTACGAACCACATCGGACTGTTGGCTGATGCTTTGAACGTGAAGGCGCACCACTGTGAGTGGGAGCCGGTGTGGTTGGAGCAAGACCCTCCCACCCCGGCGCAGAAAGAACAGTTCTGGGCTGACCTTCGGGCGAACATCGACGGCGGGTTCCCTATGCCCGCGAACTGGGTGGCCCCACCGGGGAATCACCCGGTGGCGGTGCGCGGTTCGGGTCCGAATCCTGGCTATTCAGGAACTATTTTTCACTACATTTGCTACGGCGGTTACGCCGAGGATAACGGGACACGTTACGTTTACGTCTACGATTCCGGTTTCTCCCCGTGGCAGTACTGGGTGACGTTCGACCAATGCGTCAGCCTGATGCCCCCGAAGGGTTATGTGAAGGCTTCTGCTGCACCGGCTGGTGTTCCAACGCTGCCCGGTCCCGCACCCGCACAGCACACCCAGGCAGAACTGTTGTCCTACGCAATGGACGAGTCTCTGCCGTTGGAGCGGTACGAAGAACTCCTGCCCGGTGTCCTGAGTTGCCTTGAGGCTTCGCAGTGCAACAACGTCGAGCGGATCGCTCAGTGGTTCGCCCAGATCGGCCACGAGTCGATGGGGCTGTACTACATGGAGGAAGTCGCTGACGGCTCCCAGTACGAAGGCCGCACCGACTTGGGTAACACCCAGCCGGGTGACGGTGTTCGGTTCAAGGGCCGGGGTCCAATCCAGATCACCGGCAGGACGAACTACGGTGCTGTGTCCGCGTGGGCCTACGGTGAGGGGTACGTCAGTAGCCCGACGTATTTCGTGGATAACCCTGAGCAGCTTGCTACAGACGATTACGGCTTCATGGGTGCGGCTTGGTACTGGACTGTCGCCAGGGGCACTCAGATCAACGAGGCCGCTGACCGCCAGGACCACGAAACCGTATGCCGCCTCATCAACGGTGGGCTAAACGGTTTCGATGACCGTAAAGCCCGGTACGCCAGGGCGAAGGAAGTTGCTCCGCAGTTCCTCGCCATTCTCAACGATTCCGGCCCGCCAGAAACCGGAGATGACTTCTTGAGCGCCCTCAGTGCTGAAGAACAAAAAGAAATGCTGTTCCTGCTCAGGATTCTGGCTGACGAACGATTCCCGTCGAGGTCACCGTTCCGGCGGCTCAACGAGGGTCCGGTGGACACCGTGGCCGGCATGACCCTGAACACCGACGCCAGTAGCCACATCATGTTGGTGATCCGGCTCGCAGAGTTGGGTGACACCGGGGCGTTGGACTTGCTGAACGAGATCGCCATGAACACCGACCCCGAGCGGGCCGGGGATGCGAAGCTCGCACAACGGGTGCAAACCGCTTTGCGTGCCAGCCAGACCGTTGACCAGACCCAGTACGACCCGAGGCCCGCCGCCGCCCCTGTTCCGGCTCCTGCGGCACCGCCCCCGGCCCCCCAGCCGGTGCGTCCCACAGGTGGCCGCTGGCGGCTGTAATGGCTGCCGTACCCCCAGCCATCCAGAACGCTCTGGGTGTCAGGACTTGGGGTGACGTTAGGGCGATGATCCACTCCGGTGGACCCGCTATCTCGTCACTGCTTGTCGGGTGGAATGTGGTGGACGACAACAAGGCATCGTTGATCGCCGGGTTGGTTGTCGCGCTCGCGTCACCGTTGGCTGCTTACCCTGAAGCGGAGAATAATTTCCGCAAATGGCTGTACGGCGTCATTGCCGCTGTCCAGGCGGTGTTGATCGGTGTCGTGGGTGTTGTGGACTCACCCATCGTGGATCTCTGCGGGTCTGCTCTGGCGATCCTGGGTGGCATGGTTGCGTCGGCTAACACACCGACTTCGGAGTCCGTTTCGGTGGCCGCTCCGCGAAACTCGAGCAAGCCTGTGACCAGCGGTGATGCACATAATGGGTCGCAGCCCAGACCCGTTAATTCGCCGGTTCCGCTGCCACCGGAACAAACCCATTCCCTGAACACAACGGGGTGGCGCGGGCTATGACAATGCAAATCAAAACCGCGCTCGCCGGGATCGTCGGCCTCGTCTGGTTCGGCACCTACATCCTCAAAGGGATACGCCCCGAAATCGACCTAGGTTTGGCACCCGACGCCCTGATGACCACCGTCACCGGCTGGTGGGCGAACGAAAAACGAAAAGAGGCTAATGAAGCCCAAGAATGATGTCCTCACACTGATCTTCCTCATCATCGGGTTGATCGCCGCAGCCGATTTGGTCTTCGTCCAGATGCGCCAGCAGCAGAACGAACGAAACGCCAAAGAGAAACTCGACTGCGTAGTCGAAGTAGTCGAGTCGGCCCAGTTCAAAAACCAATACGAATTCCGGCGCGACAAAGCGTTGTTCGACTACCTCGCGACCGGGAACTCCACCGACCTACGACAGATCCTCGCGGTGCCACCACCACCGCTGTCCGATTGCGAGATCGCCTGGAACAAATAAAGGGAGGTGCCGGGAGTGGACACACCACAGCTACTCCCGGCGCAACCCAACGTCGTCGGCCCTACATGGCGCAAAACCGTGGACGGCTCCTGGTGGCTTCCTGAGCGCACATTGGGCTGGGGTGTCATCAACTGGCTCGCCAACTACGTCAAGAGTCCCGGCGGGGAGCATGCCGGCGAACCTTTCATGCCCACCTTGGAACAAGCACGATTCCTATTGTGGTGGTACGCAGTCGATGATGACGGCAGGTACGCCTACCGTTCAGGGGTACTCAGGAGAGTCAAGGGGCACGGAAAAGACCCGGTCGGTGCCGCGCTCGCACTCGTAGAACTCTGCGGCCCTGTGGCTTTCGAACGATTCGACCTTCGTGGCGATCCAGTCGGTAAACCGCGGCACGCGGCGTGGATACAGACGGTGGCGGTAAGCCATGAGCAGACTAAAAACATGATGAGCCTGTTCCCAGTGATGGTTTCGTCGCAGTTGAAGAAAGACTTCGGTCTGGAAGTCAACCGGACAATAATTTACTCCGAGGCTGGCGGCAGGATCGAAGCCGTGACCTCGTCGCCGTATGCGATGGAGGGCAACCGCCCCACCTTGGTGATTCGTAACGAGACGCAGTGGTGGGTTGAGTCCAACGACGGCCATGCGCTGGCCGGTGTGATTGAAGGTAATGTCACGAAAACCGCTGGCGCCAGGACGTTGTCGATTTGCAACGCGCACATACCGGGCGAGGACAGTGTCGCGGAGCGCGAATACGATGCGTGGCAGGCAGTCCAAGCCGGTGACGCCGTCGATGTCGGGGTGTTGTATGACGCTCTTGAGGCGCCGGCCGACACTCCGGTCAGCGAGATCCCGTCTGAGCGTGAAGACCCTGAGGGGTATGCAGCGGGGATCGCGAAGTTGCGCGAAGGAATTGAGATCGCCCGCGGGGACTCGACGTGGCTGCCTGTCGATTCGATTATCGAGTCCATCCTCGACCTGAAGAACCCCGTGACCGAAAGCCGGCGCAAGTTCCTCAATCAAGTGAACGCAGCGGAGGATTCGTGGATCGCCCCGTATGAGTGGGACGCGGTCGCGCAACCCGAAGCCGTACTCGAAAAAGGCGAACGCATCACCCTTGGTTTCGACGGGTCGAAGTCCAACGACTGGACCGCCCTCGTCGCCTGCCGGGTATCAGACGGTTGTTTGTTCCTGATCAAGGCGTGGAACCCTGAGAAGCATGAGAACGGTGAGGTTCCGCGGCCCGACGTAGACGCCACCGTCAGATCGTGTTTCCAACGGTATGAGGTTGTTGGTTTCAGAGCCGATGTGTACCAGTTCGAGGCGCACGTCGACCAGTGGTCGCGGGACTTCCGGCGCAGCATCAAAGTGAACGCTTCCCCGAACAACCCGGTGGCGTTCGATATGCGCGGGCATAAGAAGCGGTTCGCGATGGACTGCGAACGGTTCCTCGACGCCGTGCTGGAGAAAGAACTCACCCATGACGGGAACATCGTTTTGCGGCAACACATCCTGAATGCCCGCAGGTTCCCGACGATTTACGACGCGATTGCGATCCGCAAAGCGTCGAAGGATTCATCGAAGAAGATCGACGCCGCTGTGTGCGCGGTGCTGGCGTTCGGTGTCAGGCAGGACTTCTTAATGAGCAGGAAAGCGAGAACCAGGCGAGTGGCGGTGATTAAGTAATGGCGACCGTGAATGAACAGCGCCGCGACGAACTGCTCAGTAAGTTCGAGGAATCCCAGCTAGGCTTAAGGGACGACAAAGCCTATTACGACAGTCTGCGCCGGCCGGAAGCGATTGGTATCGCGGTCCCGCCAGAGATGCGGGCTTTGCTCGCTCACGTCGGCTACCCCAGGTTGTACGTCGATTCCCTCGCGGAGCGCCAAGAGGTTGAGGGTTTCCGCATGGGCGGGTCTGATGACGCCGACATGAAGCTTTGGGACTGGTGGACCGCCAACAACCTCGACATCGAAGGCACGCTTGGGCATACGGATGCTTTCGTGTATGGGCGTGCGTACATTACGGTTTCGGCGCCTGATCCTGAGTTTGACGGGTTCGTGGCTTCGGATGTGCCGATCATTAGGGTGGAGCCGCCTACGGCTTTGTACGCGGTGATTGATCCGCGGACCCGCCAGGTCACTGATGCTATCCGCGCTATCTATACGGAGGATCAGTCCGAACTTATATCGACCACCCTGTATCTGCCGAACGAGACGTTGCAGTGGGTGCGGAAGCCTTCGGGCCAGCCGTACGCCGGGTCGTACAGCGGGTGGAGTTACAAAGGCGACGTTGTTAATCGCGACTACAACTGGCGGCTCGTCTCGCGGGTGCGACACGATCTGGGTGTGGTGCCGGTGGTGCCTTTGCCGAACCGCACGAGGTTGTCGGATTTGTATGGCACGTCGGAGATTACGCCTGAGCTACGCAGCGTGACTGATGCCGCGGCCAGGATCATGATGGACATGCAAGGCACAGCCGAACTCATGGCGATCCCGCAACGTCTGATCTTTGGTGTGAAGCCTGAGGATCTTGGTGTGAACCCCGAGACGGGGGAGAAGATGTATGACGCGTATATGGCCCGCATTCTGGGTTTTGAAGACCCTGATGCCAAAGCGCAGCAGTTTAGTGCGGCTGAGCTTCGCAATTTTGTTGACGCTCTCGACGCGTTGGATCGTAAGGCGGCTGCGTACACAGGCTTGCCGCCGCAGTACCTTTCGTTCTCCAGCGATAACCCGGCCAGCGCCGAAGCAATCAAGTCGTCGGAGTCGCGGCTCGTCAAAAAGGTTGAGCGTAAGAACCGTGTGTTTGGCGGTTCGTGGGAGCAAGCGATGCGGATCGCCCACAAAGTTATGAACGGTGACATCCCTTCGGAGATGTACCGCATGGAAACTGTGTGGGCCGACCCCAGCACCCCGACGTATGCCGCGAAAGCTGACGCCGCGGTGAAATTGTTCGCGAACGGTTTGGGTGTGGTTCCGAAGGAGCAGGCCAGGTTGGACATGGGCTACTCGATTACTGAGCGTGAGCAGATGCGCCGTTGGGATGAGGAAGAGAACCCGATGGGGCAGTTGGCTCAGTTGTACGGGCCGCCGCGGGCTGTGCCGGCGCCGACGCAGGAGCGTGAGCTTCCGCCGGATGAGTTGGTGAACGGGTGACACCGGAGGAGTACGCCGCCGCTGCCGCTGTGATCGCTGCTGCGACAGCAGTTTTTGTACAGAAGGTTGCGGAGTACTTTATGCAGCCGTTGTTGTCGCTGACCGGCTGGGTCAACATGCTGGAGTTTATGTACCCGTTCGTGGAGCAGAAGCGCCGTGAGTCCGCTGAGTTGGCGAGGACGTTTTATGACTCGCAGCGGGCCGAGGTTTACCCCGAACTTCCGCGTCACGACGTGCTACTCGAAACGTACTCGTTTGAGACTTTCGTGAAGGATATGGAGCCTGCCCGTAAGGGTATGCAGGCGCAGGAGTCGACTCAGGCGGCGGTGACTCGCACGGTGATGTTGGCGGTGCGTGATGTTGAAACCGCGGGGCGCCGGCAGATCATCAAAGCGGTCGATTCTGACACCGGGGTTGCCGAGCAAGTTGCGGTCGAACGTGAGCAGTACATCGTGGAACGCAAAGGCGGTCGCAACCGGGTGCGGAAAGTCAGCCGCGTCCAGGGCTGGGCGAGGGTTGCGACAGGCCGGGAGACGTGCGCGTGGTGCCTGATGCTGATTTCGCGTGGGCCGGTCGGTAAGAAGTCCGACGAACCTTACGGCAGCGCCGCTAACGCAGGCGTGCGTAAAAAGGTCGATGGCGAAATGCTGACCGACGACGACGTGATCGCGATGTGGGAAGACGACCCCGAAGACTACTTCAAAGACATCGAACCGTTCATGGAGGAGTGGCACGCCGGCTGCGACTGCAAGGTCGTGCCGGTGTTCGACGCCAAGAATTGGGTTGGCCGGGATGAAGCGAAACGCGCCAAGAAGTATTGGAATAAAGCGTCGGAGCGTGCCCGTGAGGAACTCGCCAACAACCCCGACAAAACTTATTACGCCCGCGCAGAGTCAGAGGAAGCGTCAGAAGGTAAAGACGAGCGGGTCGTGATCCGTTACGACGTTGACCTCAACCGCGAAACCATCAACCAACTCCGACAGATGATCGACCAAGGGAAGATCACCACAGACTGGGCTGCCATCAGTCTTACCAGCAGCCCTCTCGCCGCCTAACCGCGGCGGCCCGCCAGAAAAAGCAAGACCCCAAGATGGGGTCTTTTTTAATGCCCAGGAGGCAACAGAAATGTCCGACGAAACCCAAACCACCACAACTGAAGGCACTGCCGCGGCCCAGGAGGTCGACACCGCAGAGACGTTCAGCCGAGAGTACGTCCAAGAACTTCGCAACGAAGCCGCTAAGTACCGCACTGAGAAGAACACGGCGGTCGAGGCGGCGAAAGCGAAAGTCGTCAAGGACTACGAGTCGAAACTCGCCCAGAAGGACAGTTCGCTGTCGGAGATGGAGTCGGAGGTTTCGGCGCGTTCTCTTGAACTGCTGAAGCTGAAGATGGTTCTCAGCGAGGGCATCCCCACCGAGGACGTGTTGGATGTTGTGTCGCTCGTCCAAGGCGCCGATGAGGAAACGGTGTCAGAGAGCGTCAAAAGGGTTAAGTCGTTGATCGGGAAGAAGCCGCCGGCTGACCGTCCCGTTGATCACAGTCAAGGCCAAGGCAACCACTTGCCTTTGAACGGCGATCCGCTGCTGGAGACAGTCAAGCGGATGGTCGGCGCCAACTAAACAAGAAAGAAGGAAAGCCGTCATGGCTGATATTTTCCACACCCCCGCACCGGATACCGCTGCTAAGACAACGGATTCGATGTTCTCCGGTTACCTCGACCCCGTCCTGGCGCAGGATTACTTCGCCGAGGTCGCGAAGGTTTCCATCGTTCAGCAGCTTGGCCGTCGCATCCCGATGGGGCCGACCGGTGTCCGTATCCCGCACTGGACTGGTGAAGTCACCGCCCGTTGGGTCGCGGAGACCGAGCAGAAGCCGGTCACCAAGGGTGACATGACCAAGCAAGATGTCGTGCCGTTCAAGATCGCGACGATCTTCGCGGCTTCGTCTGAGGTTGTGCGTGCGAACCCGGCGAACTACCTGGGCATGATGCGCTCGAAGGTCGCTGAAGCGATTGCGGTTTCGTTCGACCAGGCTGTGCTGCACAAGCTGGACTCCCCGTTCGGCACTTCTTTGTCGGACACCACCAAGGAGCAGGAGCTTGGGCCGAACGCCTACGACGCTCTCAACAATGGTCTGGAGCAGCTTCTGGCCGACGGCTACAAGTGGACCGGCACCTTGCTGGACTCCAAGACTGAGCCGATCCTGAACGGCTCGAAGGATGCTGCGGAGCGCCCGCTGTTCCTTGAGGCGACCTACACCGATGTGAACGGCCCGTTCCGCGTTGGCCGGGTCATTGGCCGCCCGACCTACATCAGCGACAACGTCGCCTTGGATGAAACCGTTGGTTTCATGGGAGACTTCTCGAAATTGATCTGGGGTCAGATCGGTGGCATCAGCTACGACGTTTCCGATCAGGCCACCCTGGATCTCAGCGTGAATGGTGATGGTAGCGGCATTGTTTCGCTCTGGCAGCAGAACATGATCGCCGTGCGCGTCGAGGCCGAGTTCGCTGCTTTGGTCAACGACGCCGAGGCGTTCGTGAAGCTGACCTCCGCGCCCGCTGCGAAGCCCGCAGTGCCGGCGAAGGCGCCCGCGCCGGCTGCGCCGACCGCTAAGTGAAGTTAAGGGTGGGCGGTAACTTCACTTACCGCCCACCCTTTTCACAACCAACCAAAGGGAAGCAATGGCTTACGCAACAGCCGATGACGTAGCGACCCGATGGGGACGCGAACTCACCGCCGAAGAAACCACAATGGTCAACGTCCGGCTCGAAGATGTAGAGCGAATGATTCGCCGCCGCATCCCAGACCTAGACGCCCAAATCACCTCCGGCACAATCAACGTAGACGACGTTGTGCAAGTCGAATCAGACAGTGTGTTGCGGCTGGCCCGCAACCCCGAAGGGTACATCTCCGAGACTGACGGCGATTACACCTACCGGCTGTCCGAAGCGTTCGCTTCAGGCGCCCTTGGCATCACCGATGATGAGTGGGCGATCCTGGGTGTCGGTTCCGGCGGCGGCATGTTCTACCTCACGCCCCGCCCGGTGGTCGGCCACACAATGTACGACCCGTTCTTCCGGCGCAACGCAGAAGATTTCCGCAACCACTACAAAGTGATCGACTGGATCAGGCAGCGGTGGTGACACGGTGAGCTTGTTGGATAAAGGCAACGAAAACATCGTGGTGTACCCCGAAGAAGTCGTCATCGACGCCGATGGGAACACCCAAACGAGGGCCTCGAAGACTGGGGTGCCTGCGGTGGCCCGCATCCAGCCGATTGGCGCTTCGGGTACGTCGGCCCGTAGGGCGGAGCAAGACAACGAAGGTTTTGAGACTGAGAAGTTTTACAGCCTTCGGTTGCCTCGCCGGTATGTGTGCCATATGGGTGCCCAGGCGCAGGTTGATTGGCGTGGGAAACGGTTCGTGGTTCATGGGGACGCAACGATTTATTGTTCGTCTCCGGCGACTGCTCATGTGACGTACATGCTGCGACGGTTCTAAATGGTCGAGCTGTACTACGGGCGCCGCGGGCCGGCTGGGCTGCCGAAGTTCTTAGTGAAGAACATCGACGGCATCAAAGACGAAGTCAAAGACGCAGCCAGGAAAGTCGAAGCCAAAGCCGAAACCAACCTCGCTGCTGTCAGGGCGTCGACCACCCACACCAGGATCGACCCGGCGAGGGCCAACGAAACCGAAATCCGGTTAGAGAAAGCTCCAGACCGAACCGCTGACTATCTGGTGTCGATGTACGCCGTGAACCCGATGGCGTTGGAGTACGGGCACTACCCGTCTGGTTACTTCGACCCCGACAAGTATGGGTCGATCACGAAATCGCCGTCCGGCCTGTACATCCTCAACAGGGCGGCCGGCTTCCCCGCACAGAACGTCGTTTCCGCACCTACCCGCCGTGGACAAAACAAAAAGTCCAAGAAGGCCCGTAAGCAGCAGTGGAAGAAACGACGCAACAAAAAGAAGAAGAAGAGGTAGGGCATGTCGCAGATACCCCGCGTTCAAGCCGTCGTCCTACCACTCCTACGCAACGCTTTACCGTCAACGGTGAAGGTCGGTTCGTGGGTCGAAGACATCGACTACCGGTGGTTCCCGATGGTAAACATCAGAAGGATCGGCGGCGCACGCCACGAAATCCGGTACAACGATCTGAGTCTGCCCGTGGTCGAGATGACCGCGTTCGGTATCGAATCGCTCCCTGAGACTGAGGAGCTTTACGAAAAAGCCCTGGAGGCACTGTACGAAGCCGTACACCGGCAAACCCTAACGGATGCAGGCTATTTGCATTCCATCAAGGAAACGATGGGCGCAACCCAATTTTCCTCGCTGTTCCAAGATTCCTACCGGGTGCAGGGTCTGATCCAATTCGGGGTTCGCCCCCCTAACAACAAACCAGGAGATTAACTCTTATGTCACAGAATGATTCGGCTGTCGTAACAGCGGCAGTCGGCTACGTTTACGTCGCCGCACCGGGTACTCCGCGGCCGACGCCGGCGGCGTTGGCTGCTCTTGACCCCGAGGCTTTCGGGGCGCAGTCCTACACCGTGTCGTCGTCGGTCGCAGCACCGTTCACCCTCGCGGTGGGCGAAGCCACCGTGCCCGACCCGGTTGTGCCGGTTGTCGAACCCGAAACCGCCGATGCGGTAGTGCCGACCTCGAAGACCACCAAAACCTCGACCACCAGCAAGGCGGTTGCGGTTGAGGGCAAAGCAATTGAGACGACCGCGGAGCTTCCGGCTGAGTCCGGCGCCGCCGAAGTCCAGGCCGCCCTCGAAGCACTCCCCAGCGTGGGTGCGGGCAACGTCAAGGTCACCGGCGAAACGATCTCAGCCCCCGGTTTCACGGTGGCGTTCATCGGGACGCTCCAAGGGCAGGAAGTGGTTCTGACCGCTACCGGCGCCACCGCAACCGTCGCATCCGCACCCAACGGCTGGTCAACCGTGGGCCACACCGCGCGGGATGACCTGCCCGAGTTCGGCTTTGATGGCGGTGGGACTGAAGTGAGGGGTACCTGGCAAAACGAGAACCTGAGAGAGGTTGTCACCGAGCCGATTTCGGACTTTTTGACAATCTATCTTCAGCAGTGGGATATGAACTCGCTGACCTTGTACTACGGTCAGGACGCCGCGAAGCAGTCCGGCGTGTTCGGCGTCAAGGGCGGCACCCCCGCCCCGGTCGAGAAGGCGTTGTTCATCATCATCGTGGACGGCGAAACCAAGATCGGGTTCTACGCCCCGAAGGCGTCGATCAAGCGCGACGACAGCATCTCGCTGGCGACCGACGAGTTCGCCTCACTTCCAGTGAGAGCTACCTTCCTCAAATATGGAAGCAGTAACGTCTTCGAATGGCTAAACGACCAGTTGTTCACGCCGTAGCCATTCGCGTGACCGGGTAGGGCGAGGCTCCTTGGCGGGCCGGCCTCGCCCTACCCTTCAAATGCTCCACCAGGCCCGCCACCCAAACTTTCTTTACACGTCCCATGAGACGTGCCAAAAAATCTGTAAATCCTTTACATGAAAGGCCCGCCAATGTCCAAGAACGTCTTCACCCTCGACGCTATGCGCGAAGAGATCGAAAAGGAGTTCGCCCCGTTCCAGATTGAGGTCGACGGCGAAAAGCTCACCCTCCGTAACCTTCTGCGCGTCCCCAAAAACCGCCGCGACGAAGTCTACGGTCTGCTGGACGACCTGACCGCGGCCCAAGAGTCCGACGAAGGCACGCTGTCGGTGACTGAGAAGTCCGCGCAGATCGCGTTGAAGATCATTCCGCTGGTGGCCGACAAAGAGAAACTGGCCCACGTTTTGGTTGAGCGCATTGAGGACGACCTTGCGTTGACTCTGCGGCTGTTCAACGTCTGGATGGAAGCTACGCAGTCGGGAAACTCCGAGGACTCACCGAACTCATAGACGAGTACGGTGAGTTCCTGGCCGGCGACCTCCAAGAGTATTACGGGGTGGATCTGCGAGATTTGTTCCGCGACGACGGGCGCCTGACACCCCTGTACCTCCTTTCGCTGATTCGTGGTTTGCCGATGGAGTCGCGGTTCAACTCTGAGCGTCGTGGTGGGCAGCAGTTCCGCGGGTGGGACGCCGGCCGGTACATCGACGTTGCGACGGTGAACGCCATCAGGGCGTTGCAGTGGACTTACGTTGCGGCGCATTCCAAGAACAAGCCGAAGCCGCCTGAGCCGTTTCCGATTCCTGATAAGTCGGTGCGCCGGAAGAACAAGGGGCCGGGGTCGTTTGCATTTATCGCGGCGCAGAAAATCGCTGCTGCTAGAAGGAAGGCTGATGGCTAGTGGTTGCTAGTGGCAACGAAGTCGGAAAGATCAGTATTCGGGTCGTCCCGAACCTGGAGAACTTCCACGATGATCTGAAGCGGCAGTTGGCCGACGAGGAGAAGAAGCGGCACGAAGTCAAGATCGGTGTCGATGTTGATACGTCGGGCATTCCGCGTGAGATTAAAGCCGTGGAGAAGAGTGTCAATGATATTGAGGTCGGTGTCGATACGGACACCAGCAGCATCAGTTCAGATATTCAGTCGGCTGCTTCTGATGTTGATGCGACGGTCGAGGTTGATGCGGAGTTTGATCGGCAGCAGTTGCTGGCCGAGACTCGCCGGCTGACCAAGGGTTTGACGGCCGATGTCGAACTTGCCCCTGATGGGGATAAGTTCAAAAACGGCATTGATGACATGATCGCGTCTTTGAGAATTGACAAGGATGTTCCCGTTCCTGTTGAGCCTGAGGTTAAGTCGGGTTGGCGGGAGAGGCTTGAGGCGCTTGTGCGTGCCCAAACCCTGCGTGTGCCTGTGAAGTTCGATGTTGATGATAAATCCTTGCGTGGTGTTGTTGCTATAGACCGGGGTTTCGACCGCGCTATGAGTGCTGCTGGTAAAGCCGCTGAAGGCGCCATTTCCGGCTTTGAGGGGATCGCGAAGGGCGCGGCGAAGGCGGGTCTTGCGGTTCTCCGCATGGGGGATGCTTTCTGGATTTTGGTGGCGGTAGTGGCTATTGCCGCCCCGGCGTTGGCGTTGCTGGCTGGTTCCCTTGTTGCTTTGCCTGGGTTGTTGACGGCGTTCGCTGTGCCGATAGCCGCTGTTGCTTTGGGTATGGACGGCATCAAGAAAGCCGCCGAGGCCGCGAAGCCTGCTTTCGATAAGTTGAAGCAAACGATGTCGGATACGTTCCAGCAGAATCTGACTCCTGTGTTCCAGACTCTTGCGGATAAACTTTTTCCGCGTTTGCAGGCTGCTCTGCCGAAGGTCGCTGAGAGCCTGTCGAATCTGTTTGAAACTTTCACTAACACGATCACCACGAAGGGCAACCTAGACAAGGTTGAGGGCACGATCCGCAGCATCGCGACTGCGTTGAACCAAGCCGCACCGGGTGTTGCTTCGTTCACTAACGCTTTCAACTCGCTGATTAACAGCACCGCCGGACCTTTGTTGTCGAGTTTGTCGAACACCATCAACCAGCTTGGTGGGGAGTTCGAGGCGTGGGTTGGGAAGGTCACGGCGAACGGCCAGTTGCAGGCCGCGATGGACACGTTGAAGGGCACGCTGGGTGAGATCGGCGGCATACTGAAGGACATCACTTCGTACAGTTTCGATGCGTTGGCTGACCCTGAGTTCGGTGCGTCGATGAAGGGTTTCGTGCAGGACGTGCGAGCCTTGGTGAACGATATTCTGCCGTTGCTGAAGTCGGGCTTCCAAGATGTTGCGACGATCATAAGTGGTATCCGCGACACCGTGGATGCGATCAAGGGCGCATCTTCCTGGTTTGAAAAGTTGACTGGCGGCACCAAGATCGAGGGTCCGAAGCAGACCGAAGGATTTATGGGTCTGTTCGGCAAAGACGGTTTGCTTGGCGATAACGCCCCTATCAGAAACAGTGATTGGGCCGGTGGTTTCTTCAAAGAGTTGTTCCCCCCTAACGAAGCTAATCTTCGTGGGCAAGAGGCCGGACAACAATTCCAAGAAGGATTCACCGAGTCCGCGACCCCGCAGGGTGGTGGCGGTCAGGTTTTCACAGATTTCGTTGAGACTGCGAAGAATCAACTAACAACCGGGTTGGGTAGCACTGCGGGTGTGCCGTTTGATGCCGCTGGTATCGCTGACGGTATCCGTAACCAGTTGTCTGCTCAGATCCAGGCCGCGATCACCGAGGCTCAGGCTTCGATTCAGGCGTTGGGTCCGACGTTGCAAGCGTCGATTGATGGGGCTGTCGCACCGTTGGAGTCTTTACCGGCGAAGATCGGTACGACGTTCGGAACTATTGCCCCGTCGATCACCGGGGCGTTCGATGTCATCAAGACGACGGTTACTGCGGGTATCACCGAGATGACTACCGGGATAGGCAATGCGTTCAATCAGTTGCCGTTGACGGCGACGACGGCGTTCCAGGGTGTGCAGCAGTCCATCACGGGTGCGTTCGGTTTTATGGTGCTGTCTATCGGTCAGCAGGCCGGGAACATCACTAACGCGGTGCAGCAGGCGTTCAACCAGATTCCTACTGTTATCGCTGGGGCGTTGGGTCAGGCTGTGTCGGCTACGGCTTCGTCGGGGTCGCAGATCGTTGCGGCGTTCCAAGCGTCTATCGGCCAGTTGCCGACGATGGCGTCTGAAGCGTTCTCGACGTTGCAGTCGACGGTTCAGTCTGCGATGGACGGCATGGTCGCGGCTGTGACTAGTGGTGGGGCGCAGGCTGTTGCCGCTGTGCAGGGCTGGTCTGGTCAGATTACGTCTGCGTTGCAGTCGTTGTCGGCGTCGGCTCGCGCTTCGGGTGAGGCTGTGGGCCGTGAGTTCGCTGGCGGCATTTCGTCTCAGTCGGGTGCTGTTGCTGCGGCGGCTCAGTCGTTGATGGCTGCTGCGCGGCAGTTCTTCCCGAACTCGCCGGCTGAGACGGGTCCGTTCTCTGGTTCGGGCTGGGTTGACAAGTCCGGCGAAGCCGTAGGCGAAGGCTTCGCATCGGGTATGTCTTCGAGCCAGCAGGAAGTCGTGGCTACCGCTAGGGCGTTGATGCAGTCGGTGAAGGACATCTTCGGTGACGCCTCAGGGTTGACGCTGAACTTCAATCTTGGTGGTGTGACTCAGCAAGCTGAGGCCGCGACGAAGCAGGTTCAGGTGTTCGGGGACACGTTGTCGAAGGTGCCTACGGGTCCTTTGAATGACCTTGCGGTGGCGTCCGGTAACGGCGGGTTGTCGGCGGCTGACTCTAAAGCGCAACGCGACGAACTGTCCCAGCAGTTGGATCTGCTGGAGATGGAACGCAAGAGCCTGGAGTTGGAGAAAGGTCGTGCCGGCGCGAACCAAGACGCCATCAAGGCGCGTCTCGCGGAGATCAAAGAGCAGAAGCTTCAGTTGGGGTTGCAGAAGGATCAGTTGGATTACGCGAAGAAGTACGGCGCTGAGACTGAGCAAACCGGCGGGAAAGTCGACCAGTTCTACCGCGACATGGGTGAGAAGATGTTCAAGATGCCAACGGATTTCGCGAGGGCTATTGGTTCTCAGTTCACCCAGGATTTGGGCATTTCGGGTCAGGGCGCGATCCCGCAGCTTCTTGAGCAGGGGTCGCAGTTTATCTTCCAGGTGGCGAACATGGACACCGCACTTAGTGCCCAGCAGACGTTGCAGCGTCGGCAGGGCATGGGACTGGTAGGACGGTAATGCAAAAGACTGTTGTCGAACTCGAAGGGGTTGACGGGTCGTGGTGGACGCTGGCCGGCCCCGGCGCCGGGGAGCAGGGCGTCTATTTGGCTACCGACGTGTCTGGGTTGTATGACCCTCCGGTGAAGTGTGTGTATGAAGAGCCGGGTAACTGGCCTGGTGCCCGCTATCTGAATCACCGGGTGTTGAAGCGCGACATCTTGTTTGGTGTGGAGATCCTGCACGGCAAAATGGACTCCTGGCTGAGCCGCGAAAGTGAGTGGCGTAAGGCGTGGGCGTTCGACAAAGACTGCAAACTCCATATCACCACCGAGGAGTCCGGTACCCGGTACCTCAATGTGCGGTTGGCTGAGTCGCCTGAGGTCGATATGTTCACCGACCCGAACTTGCACGGCATCAACCGCACCGTCATGGCGTGCGTGGCGCTGGACCCGTTTTGGCATGAGGACGACGTAGTCCACTCCGCGGTCACCGTCGAGGACACCCGGTTCGATCCGAACGAACTCCAACTGCCTTGGCCTTGGCCGCAGAAGGAACTCCCGAAGGAGACGCTGTGGATTGAAGTGGATTGCACCGACTGCCGCGGCGGGCTGAACCCAACGGATCAGTACATCTTCCCGATCTGGACTGTGCCAGGCAGCACGGAAAAGCCTGCCGATCCTTACATCCCTGGTGTGCCGTGGCTGGGTGCGCCGAAATCGCAAGCGACGATTTGGGTTTTGCCTGACTATTCGTGGCAAGACGACGAAAACGCGAACCGAAGGCTGAAGCTGCCGAGCCTCATTGGCGGGTTGCGGACTGAAGAAGTGCAGGAATTTTTTGTGGATGGCCGGCCCACGGGCGGCACGTTCACGTTGTCGTTCAACGGCGAAACCACCATGCCCATCGGCTACAACGCGGAAGCGCAGCAAGTCGAAGACGCACTCGTTGCACTCGCGGGTATTGCTCGCGGCGATGTCGACGTATGGCGGGCACCCAACACCGACGAACGCCAAACCGTGGAACTCCTGGGTGGTGCTACCGGGGGAACGTGGCGGCTCAACCTTGAGGGCGCACAAACGGTTCCGTTGAACTACAACGCCAGCGCCCTTGAGGTGTTCGCGGCTATCGCATCCCTGAACACCGTTGGCCTGCTGGGTGGGACGGTCACCGAAGAGATCGAAAACAACATCCAAGAGCTGATCATTAGCGGGGAACCAACCCGCGGCACCTTCACGCTGTCACTCGACGGGAACATCACCAGGCCGATCCCCTACAACGCCACCGCGTTACAGGTCGCGCAAGCGATTGTTGAGCTACCCGGCATCGGGGACTTCGACATCAGGGTCGACGCCGATCTTTTCGGCGGCTCACCGTGGAAGATCGAGTTCGTCAACGGTATGGCCGGTGTCCCGATCAACACGCTGGTGTGCGACGTGTCTTTGCTTGCCGGCGGCGCCGGAATCGAAGCCGAAGTCAAGCGACTCCAGAACGGCGGCCGGCGCTACACGATCACGTTCCAGGCGGCGACTAGTGGTGTGAACTTCGATCAGATGACCGGCGACGTAACCGGGTTGACCGGTGGCGTCAACAACCGGGTCGAGGTCGCAACACTCGTGGATGGTTCGCGCCCGTACCGGGTGACGTTCCCCGCCGAAGGACTCCTAGGCGGCATCGACGTTGCGGAGCTAACCGGCGACCCCACGGGGCTGACCGGCGGTAAGCCGTCGAAGGCCATTGTGGTGAAGACGGTGCAGCAAGGTAATACGTTGCCTGCGGAGAACGCCATCATCGACACCGACCCCCGCCATGAGCAGGTTGTGTCGGAGTCGGGTTCGCAGTTGTGGGGCCGGATGAACGGTGTGCGGTTCCGGCACCCGATCCCCCCGTACACGAAGAAGGGGCGGTTCGAGATTACGGTGTCCGGCGCTAAACCAGGCCAGATGGTCACTTTGCGGTTGCCGCGTTCGTGGTCACGCCCGTGGGGCATGGAATGAAGCTGATACTGCGTGTGCTGGGAATCCAGGTAGCGACCATCGAAGTCGATGGGCTGCTGGTGGAAACGGAAGAAGAAGACGACGAAGAAGCCGCCCGTATCGAGGGTGGGTCGGCGCACAACTTCGAAAGGGATGTTGATCCGTTGAAGCCCGAAGATCGCTACGACTGGGAATGGGAGGACAAGCGTGGTTTCGGTTTTGGATAGAGCCGGGGTGCAAGGCGGCCTCGCGACCCTGGAGGATCATCAGAACCTTTACCAGTGGCACCTCGACCGCAAAGCCCGCCTCGAAGCAGAGCGGCTACGGCCGGCGCAGATCCGGCTGTGGGACGGTGACTTCACGCTGCGGGGTGAAGTCGCGGGCGAGCGCGGCGGCGACTTCGAGTTCTTGGAGAACGAAACAGGCACCGCGAGTTTGCAACTCCCGTTGGATCATTACCTCGCGAAGTGGGTGATGGATCATACGGGTCGTTTGAAGCGGAACGTGTTTGTTACTTTTGACAAGCAAAATGCGCGTTGGTCCGGCTGTATGGATCACTACACGGTGAAGCGTGACAAGTA